TATGCCACTTACGAAAATGAAATGTTCATGTAATCCGTTTCAGTGTTTTTTTTTAAAACAAAATAGCAAACATATTTAGTCGCTATGACTTTCACGTGAAATACGAAATGGTATTATGAAGTCACTGGGTGAAAGCGGTACGCGATTCACACGTTTACGCCAAACGCTTATGTCGTTGCCATAGCCTTCGTCTTCGTCAGGTATAACCTCACTCATCGAGTATTTTAGTTTTTCTTGTAGTTCAAGTAACTTAATCAGACGGTCTGTATAAACACGTACCGTATCTTGAACCACGGCGTCTTGAACTGCGCCTGCTGCTGCTGCTCCTGTGTATGTCGAAGATAAATTCATTTTTATTTCATTAATTGCATCCGAAATTGCGTCATTTACGCCTTGTAATTGTTTCATTTTTTCATTATTTGAAACAATGTCGTAGTATTGCATTCGCAGCTGGTCATATGCATCGAATGCTTTCTTCATACGCGTTTGTAACTTATTGAAGGCGCTCAGTGTATCATCATTTGAAGCGTAACCAAATAATAAATTTAGCTTTAAATGAATGATTTCTTCTTTGATAGCATCCACATCTTTCTTTGCATTATTCATTCGAGTTTCAATATTTTCAAATACGGGTCGTCGAATTACTTGATTCACTTTACATTTGGTATTGGTATTACACTCGATACGAAGTTCATCTTTGGTACTTGAAAACGTCATACCAGGGTTTCCACATACGGTGCATGTGCCAAGACGAATCTGTTTACGCTGGGTTTTATCCAAGACTTGACCTCTAGCCTTTTTTCTTTCTAAAATCTGGTTTATTCCATCTTCAAATTTCTTTTTCGTTTCATAAAAGGTTACGACATTTCGACGGAAATCGTCCATTAAAAGTTGCTCATGATGAACCGATGATGATGCCATGGTTTATATTTTTTATTAGTTATAACATAATTATTTATTTTATAATAATGAATTATGTTATACGCATAACATAAAACAAAAAATGTTGTTCACGTATTCAATACGAAATGAACCAAGTATATCAACAACTGTAAATTTGAATTTGAATTTGAATTTGAATTTGAATTTGAACCCAAAACCGAGACACCCAACCGTTTTTGATGGAATTCGAAACTTGCACTATATCGCGCAATCAACGCGGTCAGGGTGTTCAACGTGCGGATGAACGCTAATACATTTCAAATGTATTATTTAATGTTTATGTTCAGGTTCATATTGTTCAAGCTCTCTTTTTAAGACTGCATCATCAACTACGCGGGAACCACGAGCAAATATAGCACTTATCCTTTTTTGGTCGTCTGCTAATTTTTCTAATAGTTGTTTAGCTTTTCCATAGGGTGTCTTTCGAGTGTAAGTGCCTCTTTTTTTACGAAAAAAACTAGGTTTTCTACTTTTTGGAGGTGAAGGTGAATTAGAATGACGTCTAAACAAAGGTGATGGTGGGTGTGGCGAAACATGTTCAACAATAGGCAAAAGTTTGGGTCTTGACTTTGGCAGTTCTGGTAATGGTTTTAATGGTTTACTGCTTGGAAGCAAAGGTGGTTTTGGTAATGGTTTTAATGGTTTACTGCTTGGAAGCAAAGGTGTTTTTGGTAATGGTTTGTTTGGTGGCTGGCCACCGCGCGTTGTACGCCGGTAAACTTTGCGTTTTTGATACTTTATTCGTTTTGTTCGAACCATGATGGATGGATTGATGCAGTGAGAGAGTAATATATATTATAATATGAAAAAAAAAATATTATTTGAATGACATTACATACAAACTTTTATTGAGCGCACCAAGTATTTCATCGCGTATGTTCAACAAGTCGCTATTTTGATTTTGTTTACCGCCAAATCTGGATGTGAATCTTACTAAAACATCCTTATATTCTTCAATTTTTCGAGTAAATTCTTCTTTTGACGCACAATCGTATATTTTTACATTTGTCCTCGGAAGCGTGGCTCGTACTCCGCCTTTGTGTCCAATCAGTACTTCAACAAATTCGTCAACGTACTTGTTCAAGTCTTCATACAATTCGTCCGTCGCTTTATGCGTTGCGTAATTCATTGTTTTCCAGTGGTACAGTTTCACAGTTGTCAACATGTTCATAAAAAACAAGATGATATCCCCACTCGTATTCAATTGGTGAGATGAGACATGGTGATGCGGATGCGAGTTTTCGTCTTCACTATTGAATGCTCGATGATACCGATGATATGGTGTTGGAGTTCGCGATTTTACGCTTCTTGTTTTTTTTTTTATTTGAGTTTGTGTGCGTGATTCACTCAATACGATGGGTGTTAAAGACTCCGTGCGTATAGTTTTTATTGTGTTTGTAGCATTTGTAGCGGGTGTGGTAGGCGTTTCGTCAATTTCTTCTATTTTGAATCGTACATTTTCTTTGGTTCGGAATTTATTCTTGGTTTTGTTGCTACGTTTTCGTTTGCGACGATTTAAACCGCGCAGTTTACGCGAAAGTCCAAAAAACATAGTATGTCTACTTTATCTATTTATTTATATTATATGTATATACATTTAATTCATAAAAAAAAGTATTTTATTTTACATATGCCAAATCTATGCCGAGCACAATTCACATTCGACATTTGCATTTACATTTGAACTTGTAGTCGTATTCGTATCTGCCGCAACCGTAAATTGTTGCGCCTGATGTTTTGCCTTTCTCCTTAAATAGTATATTCCCGTTTTTAATCCTTTTTTCCAGGCGTAAAAATGCATCGATGTCAGCAAGTTGTAGTTAGGGTCCTCCACCCACAAGTTCAAGCTCTGGCTTTGACACACAAATGGAGCTCTATCCACAGACATGTCTATCAAGTGCTTCATCGGAATTTCCCAAACCGTGCGGTACTTGTTTTTCAGATGGTCATCAAATCCAGGAATGTGCAGGTGCTGCACACTGCCCTTGTTTTTCACAATGGACTGCTTCACTTGTTCATTCCACGCACCAAGTGCTACCAAGTCGGCCATCAAATACCGGTTCACCATGATGAATTCTCCTGCCAGTGTTCTACGGGTATAAATGTTACTTGTAATCGGTTCAAAGCATTCATTGTTTCCTAAAATCTGCGACGTGCTCGCTGTTGGCATAAGCGCAATAAGCAACGAATTGCGAGTACCGTATCGGCAAATGTCCTTTTTCAAACCGTCCCAATCGTATCGGCCTGGAGTTGGAGTCACGTTCCACATGTCAAACTGCAGGATGCCCTTGGAAGAAGGCGACCCTTCAAAACTGTCATACGCGCCGGCGATTTCAGGCAAATTGTTCAAAAATCCGTCAACATGGGTACGTGCCATTTCTTCATAGCGCTCTCGCGCAAGTTGCATGGACGTTTCAAGGGCGGCGTAATACATGGTTTCGAAAATAAGCCGGTTTAATTCACATGCCTTTTCGCTGTAAAACGCGACATTCATCATCAAAAACACATCGGCAAGTCCTTGTACTCCAATACCAATCGGTCGATGTTTCAAGTTACTTGTTTTGGTTTTTGCAGTTGGATAAAAGTTGATGTCAATTACGCGGTTCAAGTTCCGCGTAACCGTTGCTACCGCTTTGCGCAAATATTCGTAATCAAAGAAGGGGGTTCCCCCATCGGCGTCGTCTCCGTGACAGCATACAAACCGGTTCAATGCAATGCTGGCCAGGTTGCATACCGCGGTTTCATTCTTGTCCGAATACTCAATGATTTCGGCACACAAGTTGCTGCTGCAAATGGTGCCCAAATTTTGTTGATTCGACTTTGCATTTGCAGCATCCTTGTAAAGCAAGTATGGCGTCCCCGTTTCCATTTGGCTGTCCAGCACTTTCAACCAAATGTCTCGCGCTTGCACGCGCTTTTTTTGCTTGCCGGCTGCTTCATATCGCGTGTACAGTTCCGTGAACGCTTCGCCATGCGATTCGTATAAGCCAGGGCATTCATCCGGGCAAAACAAACACCATGACTCATTTGCCATGACACGTTGCATGAACAAATCCGGAATCCACAGCGCGTAAAACAAGTCGCGCGCTTTGCTTTCTTCGTCCCCGTGGTTTTTCTTCATATCCAAAAAGCCTTCAATGTCGGGGTGCCATGGTTCAAGATAAATTGCAAAGCTGCCGTTTCGTTTTCCGCCCTGGTCAATGTACCTGGCTGTATTATTGAACACGCGTAGCATGGGTACAAGTCCGTTCGACACGCCGGCTGTGCCACGAATGAAACTTCCCGTGGACCGGATATTATGCACGTGCAGCCCAATACCGCCGGCGTACTTGGAAATAATCGCGCACTCTTTCAACGTGTCGAATATACCTTCAATGCTGTCCTGTTCCATCGCCACCAAATAGCACGAACTCAATTGACAACGTGGAGTCCCCGCATTGAACAAGGTGGGCGTGGCGTGGGTAAAATATTTCATGGACAGCATGTAGTACGTGTCTTGAATTCGGTTCAAACAATCGCGAACGCTTTCGGGGCTGGATGCGTCGCTATACTCGTCCAGCGTTGATTTAGGAACATGTATTCCCAATGCTACCCGCATCCACATGTGCTGCGGACGTTCCAGAATGATACCGCCCGACCCTTTCATAAGATACGCTCGTTCAAGGGTTTTGAACCCAAAATAGTCGATTTCAAAGTCGCGTTCATACTGAATCATAGCATTCAACGCGTCCCCGTGTTCGCATACAAACTGGTACACTTCATCTGATACCAAGTGCGTGCATATTCCGTTGGAATCAGTGTAATTGTACAATAAATGTATGACATGTTTGAAGTTCGCACTGGTTAGTTTTTGGTGATTAGACACAATGATTCTTCCGGCCAACGTCAAATAATCTGGGTGAGTGGTTGCCATAGTTGCGCACTGCTCAGCGGTGAGCTCGTCAATTTTGGTGGTGCGAATACGGTCGTGCAACTGGTCAATCACTTTCATGCCAAGTAGCGTGTAGTTCACGCCATTCAGTTTTGATTTTTTCGTATCGAGTACGCCAATATTTTTAATACGGTTCAAAATCTTATCAAAGGACACCGCCTGCAAAGACTCATCTCGTTTTACAACCCACATGTCCTGGTCCATACAACTGTCGGATTCCATAGTTTAATGTGTGGATGAATATATATGAATTATATACAACTACTTTTGTTATTTGTTTTATTTCATTTTTTTACTTATTATTTATTTTATATTGTACATAAAAACCATAAACCATATAAAACTATAAACGTATAATATAGTACCTTGCCTTGGTATATCATGTCAAAAAATAGATACAGCACTCCAGAACCGCAAGTGCCGGATTGTCAGGATTGGACTCCAGTCAGTATGAACAAACGGAGGTCATCGACTTCGACTACTGCGACTTCGACAGCAGCTTCTTCCGCGAATTCTACAAATTCTGCATCTGCAGTGGTTGCCGCAATATCCAAACCCGTTTCCGCCGCCGACGATGACACCAAAAAAACAAAATACATCGCCAAAGCAACTTCAGACGCGGTGCGCGTTTCGCGATGTGAAAAAAAACTCACTCAAAAAGAGTTGGCTCAAAAGTGTAACATGGATGTCTCCATTATTTCCGAAATTGAGCGCGGAGGTAACTGCGTATACAATGCTGCCCACATTAATAAGATTCAGTCTGTGCTAGGCGTAAAAATTCCGAGGGTTTAGTTAGTTAAAGTTAACAAAAACTATAGACCAGTGGAATTGCAACACAGGACCCTAGAATGAATCCGGTAACATAGCGGTGTTTCATGGTTCGGTACATTTCAAGCCATGCCTTGGCTTCTTCGCCACTCGTAACATGGTTCAACATGTAGTCGCTTTTTGGGGAAATGCAATAATACGCAGATGACACTAAGATTACAATTGCGAGCGACAGTGTGACGCGATAAAACATATTTGTGATTTGCTTCGTCGGTGAAACGCGAAACAAAACAATGTATGAAACTACCAACCCCAAAATAAGGCCTTGAAAGTAAATTGTGCTGCGCTCTTTTACAATTCTATCATACGCGTCGAGTGATGCTTGTTTTAGTTTGGACCGGTACTCGTTGGCAACCGGCTGCGCGGTCATTGTGTAAAATGTAGCTCCCAAAAGCCCAACACCCACCGTTCCTGCTAAATAACAATTGTTCATGGTTGTTATTTTTTATTTTTGGTATATATATACTTTATACAAAAAAGGATTATTTCTTATTTCTTACGATTTGCATAGCAGGTTCCTCCGATGGCTACCCCTAAAATTCCAAAAACAACTTCAAGTATAACTGGCATAAAGTAAATAAGTAAAAATACTATATTTTATGCGTTTTAAAATTATTTTTACTTTTGATTTCTAGTTTATAATAGGTTACATTTATCAAAATTTAGGTGGAATGCGCAACACGTAGTTGCGAGCAATCTCGTCGTGAATTTGGCCTAGAGAAATGGTAAAATTAAAGTTAGTGTCTTTAAAATCCACCAGCCGGCCGTCATGGTACCGCATGGTTATTTTAAGTCGGCGCAACTTGTCTACAACCGGATTGAACTGCGCAATATTGTACAAGTACATGTAACTGTTCGACGCTGAAAATCCGGTGCCTTCCGCATTCAGCGTTAACGGGATTTTGGCAAAGTACGAGTTCACGGTACCGTTATAGTCCGTACGAAGCCCGTTTGTGGCGCTGCGATAAGGTGCAATTTCATCACACGAATTCATTTTTTCGACTTCCATGTATATCGCAGTGTTTCCGTAAATGTCCAAAATATTGGGAGCTTTTACATAAAACAGTTTGCCCCCCCTCGCGGTTTCTCCTGAAATCCATAATGTGGGTCTCAACGAACCAAAGTGCAGCTCATTTTCAATGGCATGTGCGGCTCGATACTTTGCTTTAGCAAAACCTAAATAAAACGGCAGTCCCCAGTTCATGCCGTAGTTCCATACCAGTGGCTGGTCGCATTTTGCATTTCGAACCAGTGGGTCAATGGGAGAATTGTCCACGTAATCTTGTTGTTCTGAAAATAGTAGTTCAAACCCATCATGCGTGTTTGCAAACCAAATTTGTTGGGTGACTGGGTCATACTTTACGCGGAAATACGGGTACAATACATCCTTACTCACCGTTCGAAAAATACTGGACAAGGGGGGTGGGGGGGTCGGGTCTGTTGGGTCAACGTTCTCATCCCGTGTAATCAGGTAGTTTGCAATACTTCTGTTCATTTGAAACTCAAGTTCGTTTGCGAGTTGTTCTGGACGGTAAAACCCTTCCGAAATTTCAGCATAGTACGTATTTCCTCGTCCCGTAGATGGTGGGGGGCCATTGTTCATGTAGTAATATGCCAAATCTTCAATTGCGGTGGGATTCGTGTACTGTTCCGGAAACACTTTGAATGAAAACTTTGTATTTTGGTAATCCCGGCTAAACGTAAAGGTTGTGGTTGTAATGTTGCATTCTACTAACTGAATAGTGGAAACACTAGTGTATGTGGTTGGCAGTTGCACTTCAAACATGTTGGCGTTGGGCCACTGACGAATATCTCTGTCTTCCGAATGAATCGTAATCAACTTTCTATCGAGAACAAAGGTTTGGTCCCTCGGAATAAGTTGATGAGAGTTATTCAAATTGAAGTTTAACTGACTTGTTGAAAATTTACTCGCATACGCCGAGGTTGCTTTCTGTTCCATTTGAAATGTTAATGTGTATAGTTATAGTTATAATTATAGAATATATATTTATGTTTTATATTCTATAATTAGAGTTACAATTACGTACAATGCCTAAAATCTTAAAACCGCCCTCGCCCGCCTCGACTGCCTCGGCCACCTCTTCCTCCTCTCGGTCGGTCATCTTGCGAACTTCTAACATTTTCAAATCGACGATTCCCATATTTGTTATTTGCGCCGTCTTCTCCTCCACAATGCTCGTGATACGATGCCTCAATATTTGAATCCTGAGACTGAGTTTTATTGTACTGCGACCGCGCTTCATGACGAGTTTCGCAAATCAGCTGGCCGCCATACATGCCCTTCACTTTTGCACATTGGTATTCGTGGTTACCATTTGTAGTTTTTACAACATCAAATGCAACGTATTCGCCTTGAACCAGATACCTGTATTGGTCACTCGAAACATTTATTTCACTGTGATGAACAAATACATCAGTGTTTACAGGTACAACTGCTGCACTGTTGCTGTTGTCAGCTTTAAGTACGGTAACAAAACCGTATCCGTATTTGTTGTTAAACCATTTTACACGGCCACTATACGGGGTAGAAGGTGCGCTTGAGTCAATGCTCATATTATGGGTATGGGTATATCTTGCTTTATTTGCATAAACAAGTTATATAATCTTTAAACGGTTTTATTCTAATTTCATTTTATTCATTATTATTTGGTATTGGAAAAATAAATATTTAAAAATACACAAACTATTTCAGTATGAATTGAAATTTGAAATAAATGGCTTCCTCGTCATGGCAAACAATTATTCAAGAAGTAAACAGCAATGAAAACAAAGCATTGTTATGGTCGTTACTAAGTGAAGAACAAGTATTTTCGGGTCTTAGTGAAACGTCCATGCAACCCATTATAACGTTATTTGAAACTGCAATACACACTACAATTAATACATATGCTCAAAATACGTCTTCAGCAACACTGTCCAACTTAAACAAAGACGTTATTCAACGTGTAATTAAAGATGTAGCTCAATACAAACTTCACGTAGCTTCAGGTCCACTATATAAATCAGCCGATATTCAAGAAGCTAGAATCAAGGACATTACTTCAAAAGTGAAAGTACTTGAGAACGACATGAACGCGTTTCTCGTACTTAAAAAACCGCCTGAAATCGACTTTTCCGATAAAAATGTAAATGACGATACACCAATTGGTGACAACATGGACCAACTGATAAAAGATGCATTAGCCGCCCGAGAAAGAGAACTTGAAGTTATTCAGTTTGACATCCCATCGAAACCACAGTCTCAGAAGCCATTATTACCACCATCTTCCCCTCCTACTACAAACAATCCAATTAAAAAAACGGTATCATTTGAACCCCCCTTAACTGACACCGAATTAGAAATTGGTAGCATTTTTAATAAACTTAAAAAGGCACCTTTGACTTCATCAACTCAAGGAGTGGGTGTAAATACAAATACATCGCCAAACCCTATGCAGTTGCAAATTCAAATGCAACTGGATGCAATAACTAAATCCATTCAAGAGCTATGCTCGATGGTAACGGCTCTTTCATCTGAAGTACAATTTATTAAAAATAACATGTTTGAATTTGAATCGAGCGTCATTTCTGAAATTCAAAAATAAAAAAAAAATGTAATGTAATTGTATAAACTTAATCTTAAGCAATATGTTCGGTGGGAGCAAGTGTTCAACAATTAAAGACAAAACAAAATGTGATATGGACGGGGACTGCGTTTGGGGCAAAACAGGCAAGTGCAGTGTTAGGCGAAAGCCTGGCGCTGCTGCAGCTGCAGTCGCATCCCCAGCGTCCTTTTTTATGCCGTCTCCAATCCAGACAGCCAAAAAAACCACCCAGTCTCCGAAGCAGTCTCCGAAGGCATCGAAGTCCAAAACCAAAAAGGTAATTAAAAAATCATCGGAAGGCCCTGCGTTCAGTTGGCTGGAAAAAATGGGCCAAGATGCTGGAATAGCTCAAGGGATGAGTTCAATAACAAACCAAAGATTCCGCGCAGCATTCATACTAAACGCATATGCAACCGAAGATTCTGGTTACACATGCATCAGAGTTGCTGGTGTTTATTTGGAATACAAATCACATGAAATCAAAGCGAATGACTTTAGTAGCCAGAAGTATTACTGCCTGGCCCTTTTCCGTGTTGCAGCAACGGGTGAATACTTGTTGATTCAAGCTTGGAACCGAATTGGCGATTTGCCAGGTAAAAACACCAAGATTGTGCGCGCATCTTCGCTGGAAGAAGGTGAGGCCGCATTCAAGAAAGTTGTAAGCGACAAGCTGAAGAAAAAGTACAAGTTGGTAGGATGGGACATACCGCCCAGACCCAAGGTCGCGTCGCCCAGACACGACTCCAATTCAGCCGAAGACGAAGACGAAGATGATGAGAGCCTGGTGCAAAAGACCAAAGATGACTTTCAACCCGGTGCAACTCTGAAGAACGTGAGAGCTAATGATGATGTGGACCTGAAAGGCCGAAACATGAAGGGAATCAAAATCATGGGTGGAAACATGGTCAATGTTGATTTGCGAGGTGCCGATTTGAGCGGCGCGACCCTGGAAAACATCATGTTTCACAACGCCAAACTGGACGGTGCCAACCTGACGGGAGCAACCATTCGGAATTGCGGCTTTGAAAATGCCAGTGTAAAAGAGGCGCGTTTCAACGGCGCACGCATCACGGAGACAGACATGAATAAGTTGTCCTCTGCGGACAAGGCGCAGTTCAACGACAGCGTTCTGACCGACGTGTTATTCAGTGGCAGCAAATTCCGCGAAGCCAGCTTCACCAATGCGAAATTTGAAGGCGCCGAAACCAAACTGAACGGCGCGTCCTTTGAAAAGGCGAACCTTATGGGCGCGTCATTTGGTGAGGGTGTTGTGCTGACGATTCCGCCCAATATGTTGGCTGGTTATCGCGGCAGAGACTCTACCTACATCAGTTTCAAGGACGCCAACCTGCAGAAAGTGAAATTCAGTCCCAACGGCACAATCGCCAGCCTGGCATACAACAACTTTGAAGGCGCCAACCTCACGGGTGTCAAGCTTGAAGAAGCCGACCTGCGAAACTGCAAATTTAAGGGCGCGACCATGACGGACACGAGTTTATCGATGGCAGACTTGCGCGATTCTGAACTGAGCGTGTCCGCATTGAAAGATGCTTTTATCAATGGCGCCATTTTCAACACCCTGGAAATGCAGAAAGGGGTTCTGCGCTTTGAAGATTGAATCACACATATTATCAGAATAGGTAATAATCACATTTATTTTTTTTTTATTTTATTTTTAGAAAGTATATAGTAAGTAAGAAAAGAAAAAAATAGATAGATAGAAAAATAGAAAAAGGTATTAAAAAATGTCATCCACCGAAATCAGTTCCAAATCAGAGTTTGATGGAAGTATTACCATTTTTACCGCTTTAATTGGACTAGCAATGGCTATAAAAATAATCGTACAAGCAGTGCAATCTAATAAAGTTGAATCTGACCCATCCATTCCAACCGTCGACAATCCGACTGGAACAAACTCAAATAAGATTAACGGACAAGCAGACGCAACCATTGCAACCTATGGTTGGTCGGCGTTTTGGATAATTTGTTTATGGGTTACAATTATATCTATATTGACGCGTCGATTTGTGTCGAATGTATTGGATTCTGCAAGAGACACGGTGAGTGTAATTTTTTATTCAATTCCATTTTTATTCGTACTCATCGTTACCCTCTGGACCATCGTACAAACGTATTCATTTAGGAAAAAAATAAATACGAATCAAGTACCATCTACATACTTAGGTTTTTCAATTGGGTCCACTTTTTTACTTGGACTCACGGTTGGACTACTGTTTATGTTGTCAAAAATGTTACTACGATGCAAAAAAGAAGACACCTCGAATATGATAATGATAGCATGGCTGACAATTATATGTGCGCTATTTACCGGCGTCATGACGGGTTGGATAGAAGTGCTTTTAACCAGCTTTACAACGGATGGGTAAGCTCCAGCCACTTATATTCCAAACCATATTCTAATGTATTTTCCCAAACTCCAACAATATACAGCCCTATTTTATTACAAGCGTCACAATGACGCATCATTTTTAAAACGTCGTCGTATATAGAGTAAAGCATTCGTTTATTGCCAACTCTATATGTATCCGCATACAATTTTAACAAGGCTGACTCTGTGCGAAATGCATAGTCAATTTGTTCATCGGGACCGTTCAAAGTAATTAAAAACGTCAAGCCATTCATTATAATTGTATTATTTATGTAAGTTATGTGAGTGTATGTACAGTCGGTTTCATTGTTGACGACTGTATTCATTTTTCGATAAGAGTGTTCTTTAAAATATATGTTTGACATATCGTAACGCACCACATTAACATCCGGAATTATAAACACCGTATCCGTAGTTGTAGTTATACCCGACATTTTACTTTGGTTTTGATTATACTATTTATGTATTTAATGTTTAAATCTAAATAAAATGAAGTTCGTATACTTAGTAATAATAGGAATAGAGACAATGAAATTTCTGGAGTCACACTTTGACGAATACATACAATCTTGTAAAAAATACAATTTGCACCCGTCATTGGAAACCGTATTTGAACGATATCCGTGTACCCATCTACCCAATACTATTTTTTATGGTCCGCCAGGAACGGGTAAATACACGCAGTCTCTCATGTTAATAAAAAAATATAGTCCAAGTGAACTCAAATATGAAAAGCGAATGTTGATAAAATATGAAAACGTCCCTATCTATATCAAGGTCAGCGACATTCATTTTGAAGTGAATATGGCAATTCTCGGTTGCAATTCTAAAATATTATGGAATGAAATTTATTCACAAATAATAGACGTTGTTTCCACACGACCTCATGCTTCTGGAGTAATTATGTGTAAAAACTTTCACAACATTCACAGCGAATTGTTGGACGTGTTTTACAGCTACTTTCGATGCAACAATCCAAAAATTCGTATATCATTTGTATTACTCACCAACCATTTGAGTTTTATAACAACGAATATTATCCAGTCTTGTGAAACCATTCACATGAAACGACCGAGCTTGACTCAATACAAAGAGTGCATTTGTTCATGTACTCCTACGCTATCCGCCGAACAAGTAAGCTTTATAAATTCAATGACCGCATCGGACTTACCCAAAATCTCAAACATTAAGAGTTTGAAATTGAATCGTACAATAGATGACCCAAATGGGGACCTTGAATGCAACAGCGCGTTTCGTTTGGCGTATACAACCACCTGCGTCCGCATATTCAATTACATTATAAATCCAGAGACAATACAGCTGTTGGACTTCAGAGATGCGCTCTATGACATACTAATATGTGATTTGGATATTCATAACTGTATATGGTACATACTTGTAAAACTATTTCATTACTTGCGTGACAATAACATTCCGGTTTGTAATAAAGTTATAACCGACATAATGACCAACACGTATTCTTTTTTGCACACGTTCAACAACAATTATCGACCTATCTACCATTTAGAATGTTACATGTTTATGTTAATCAACCAAGTGTATAGTGCATGCAGTCATACAACACAATAGTGATACATAATAAAAGGAACCCTCTTGTAAAGAGATAAAATATAATATGCATAAAAAAGAAGCTTTGCAGTTGTTAGGCCTTGATAGTACTAAAAGTAGCATTCACGATATAAATACAATTACAAAGGCGTACCGTGTCGAATCTCTCAAACACCATCCCGATAAAAATGAAAATTCGCCGGAATCAACCGCTCGATTTCAAAAAATAAATGAAGCATACACATATTTGGTCTCTAAAACGTGTAACGCCTCTACAACTTCTTCATTTGCTTCCGCATCACAATTCAGTTCATCATACCATGACTTGTTCATTTTCTTTATTCGGTCAATGTTTGATAAAGAGAAAAACGGAATAGCGTCATCAGACATCGAGGCCGCGCTGGTTCACATTATTTCGTCCAACTATGACAAACTTTTAAAAACTTTGGATAAAGCAACCGCTATTTCTGTGTATGAGTTTATGCATGAATATGCGGAAATACTTCACTTGCCAACCGAGTCACTTGAACGAATGTTTCAAATTGTTTCGGAAAAGATGCGGTCAGATAACGTTGTTTTATTAAATCCGTCATTAAGCGACGTGTTTCATAAAAAAATATATGACCTTGAATATGAATCAAAGCATTTTACGGTTCCGTTATGGCATAACGAAATGTACTATCGACTAGATGACGTATGCGACTTGGTAGTCCGGTGCAACATTTGTGACGTTCCAGAATACATGTATATTGATGAAAATAACCACATCACCATAAGTGTGCGTACAGCCGTTCAAAAACTTCTTGAAACTGGGTCAGTAACCGTATGTATTCCATTCGTGAATGACGAGTCAATAAATATAACCGTGCCATCTTCGGATTTGATGGTTACGAAAAAAGCGCAAGTATACAAGTGTCCGGACCCGATAGGTATTCCGAAAATAAATACACGAAACCCGTTTGATGTTTCGGTACTGGCAGGTATAAGTGTTTGCATTGAACTGTATTGATTTCATTTTTTTTTGTAAATCCATGTTTTTTTCAAAAAAAAAATCAAAAAATCCAAAAATCCAAAAATCCAAAAATCCAAAAATCCAAAAATCCAAAAAAATCCATTTTTCAGAAAAGTATTTGCGAAAGTCAAAAATGGACATTTTTTTTCCGGAAAAAATGTCCAAAATCAAGATCCTCAAAAAAGTTTTGGAAAAAAAAAATTTTTTTTTGTCGTAACAAATCGAAAAACTTTTTTTTGAAAATGAGAGCGTTTTCTAGGAAAATCACTTTTTTCGCACTTTTTTCAAAAAATCCAAAAAATCGATTCAGATGCATCCTAAAATGGACATTTTGGGTAAAAAACCCCAAAAATGGGTTTTTTTTTTGTATTTTGAAAATTTCGTTTTTCGGGTAAAAAAACTTCGCATCATCCATGCAAACAAATAAGTTTATATAAAACGTAAAAACGTGACTGAAACAAAAAAATACAAAAAAAAATATTTTTATTTTCGCGGTTTAATAAAATGACACGATGAATCATGTAAAACTTAATAAAATTATCAAAAAAACTCCCTTGAGACAAAAATATTTTTCAGTGTGGCGAAAAAATCAAAAAAATACGAATTTCGCAGCGTTTTTCATAATAGTACCTCAAAAAGTGCTCTGCCCGTATTTTTTTTTGTAAAAAAAAAACAGTAAGGTTTTCAAAAAAAAAACCCCAAATCCGTATCTTGGAGAACCTAGGGTGTATAAAAATGATGGAAAAAAAAACATTTTTTTTAAAAATCGATGGTAAGGCATTTTTGAAAAAAAACCCCAAATCCGTGTCTTGGAGAATCTAGCGATGATTTGTAATGTCCAAAAAATGTCCAAAAATGTCCAAAAATGTCCAAAATGTCCAAAAATGTCCAAAATGTCCAAAAAATAAAAATATTCAATATTTTTATTATTTTTTATTTGTTTCATCAGTCAATTATTATGGGGTGTTGTGGCTGAACTGGGCTACCTTGTACATGTTCATCACGAGGCCCGCAAAGAATTCTCATTCCAAGATTAAAACATATGTTTCGAATTTCGTCATGGTAAAATTCATATAATTCGTCATAGTTTTCTCGAATATTGTTATTTGCAGCAGATGCAACAAGGCCTGAAATCGTTTCATCTAGACGAGTTTCAATGGCATATTGATTGATAATTTGAACGGCAGTTTGGTCAATCAACCGTTGAGCATCAAGTATGCGGGACTGTAGTCTTTCAATAATGGTTATCTGATGCATCAATGCATGTTGAATAAATTGTCGCTGTTGCAGCTGTTCCGTCAACCGTTGATTATGGTCTGCTAATTTTAGATACATTTGATGCATGCTATCTTCATCATCACAAACTGTTATTCCTTCCATTACAGGCGTTCTACACAAAGGACACGCATTATGCATTGATGTGTTCGAAGCCATGTTTTTTAATATGCAACTAAAATGAAACTTGTGACCGCAGTTCGTGGATGCTGCATTCTGATTCACATCAATGAAATCCAAGCATATAGGGCATGTAACCGAAATGTCTTCATCTTTTTCATGTTCATCTTCTTCGTCTGTGTTGTATATGATAATAGGTTCCGGATGAGGAGGCAATAAGGTTTTGATAATTGAAATCGCACGTCGTAACAAAGGTGATGATTGGTCTTCATCATTTTGGCCGGGTCCCATTTCTTCTTCCATTTCTTCTTCCATGGGTGGGTCGTCTACCTCTACCTCTACTGTGTTTGGTTGCACGAGCGTTATTCCATACATGTTTTGAACAGATATAAGTTTGTAGTCATTCTCACACAAAATCAACATGTTTACTGTTCCATTTATGGTGAGTATTTCTTGAACGGTTCCCGTATAATTTTCATCCGATGCATGAATCCAAAAATTGATAGTGTCTCCAACACTAACATCATCAAGCGGTTCGTTTCGTTGCATGACACGTACGTATACTTATTTCTATTTCTATAACGGTATATTATTATATTATTTATATAAGTTGATGTGTGTCAATTTTTAATCATAATACTTTTTCCTTGTCTAAAGCAGTTTCCTTTGAAATACTTTTTATTATTTTTCGAGCGTCTTTTTCTCCTGGGTCGGTGAGTACCTTCAATAATACGGTGTTATACTCGGTCTGCAACTTATCATCATATAACAGGTTTGGCTTTGTATGTCGCCAGTCGTCCACCGAAATGATTTGTTTGTAAGTCAATTGGTCAATTGCGTGTTTGATTTTCATGTTTTGTTCGTCGCGTTCCCATACTTCTTTGTCTTTCACATACATGGTGTCGCGTTTCAAGTCCGTACAGTGAATGGGGCGTTTGTAAACATCAAGTGTGCTCAAGCCTTGTACCAAAATACGACCGATGCTTTCCCCAATACCGCGTTCTCGAGTTACCATCAAGTCATCAATTGTAACTTTGAGAGAATCGATGAAATCACTCATATTCCATGCGTCTTTGCATTTTTCATTCAAAAATATGTTCAAATTAAACGTGTTCTGAGTATTATGCGTGTGATGAATGGTAGTGTTGTTGGTTGTAGTCGATGCTACCACTTGATGATTCATGTTTACACTGTTCAGCTTAGGAATGAGGTCCGTGATTTGTTGTTGAAACGCTTGCGTATGCTCCATAATAAGTTTATTTTGGGCCATAATCACATTGCGCAACTCTTGGTTATCATTTACAACATTCATAACCAGTTCAGGTGTGATAATATTACACTTTTTTTTATGATACCGCAAACCATGCATGTTTTTGTATCGTTTTCCACATAAACACAAGTACGCATCGTTTGACGGCGGGTGTTTTGTTGTTGGTGGCATATTCAAGTACGTAAATGTCGGTGGGGTATCATAGTCGACATCAGTAGTATCAGTAGTACTCAAAGTGGGGTGTAATGAAGAAGAAGAAGAAGCAGAAGAAGAAGCAGAAGAAGAAGATACGTTTTGTTGTGACCGACGTATATGTTTGTTGGTTTGACAATGTTTCTCAAAATCTTTTTTATTGTTTGTGTGAAATGCACACAATTTGCAGTTATATAACTTGTACGCAAATGATGACAGTTCGTTTAAAGAATTGGATGAATTTGAATTTGAATTTGATATGATAAACATAATATAACTGCAATACAAATAATACAAATACATAACATATATTTATATAATTTTATTTTTACGTGTATTTTTATTTCAGTTTGTGTCTATAAATTTTGAACAGTCGTCTAGCGCACTTTTGAATGTTTTCAGTGCATTAATTTCATTCACCATTTTTGAAACCTCTGCCATATCGGCATTACTCTGCAATTTATGAGACAATATTTTTACTTGGTCTACCATTTTTGCAGACGTCCATTTTTCAAGTTCATCATGAATGGAGGTGTAGTGTGCTCGATGTTCTTTTATGTTCAAATTTGTTACTGCGGCTTTTGTAATTTCCGACTGTTTTTTTGCAATGGTGACAATGTCAACAATGCCGCCTTCACTTTTGCTTTTTTCCTTATCTACCATTCCTTCCAGTACGGTTAGTGAGTGCTTGGTCATGTTAAATCCAATCAATCCAATAATAAGGATGACCGTAATAATTAACAAGTTGGACAACATTACTTATTACTTATCTTATCTATGTTATCTATGACTGTTTTACTATTTTATATTATTACTTTTTAAATTAAATTAAATATTTAAACAAGTTGTCCACGCACAACTTGCTTATTTTCCGACTTCCGGATGGACCAACGGTACAAATGTGATTCAAACATGTTCTGTCTTTTTTCATGGCATCAATCAAACTCGAAACCGTTTTGTATTCGCTCATAATGGCTGCTGCCGTCTTAGAACTTACAAACGGAACCGCGCTTATCATAATTTCTCCAATATTGTCTGGCGTGATTTGAGAAGACCGTTCTTTGTGTTTGAAAATGCTACTATACGACTCTTCCGCCTCTTTTGTTATTGTTATAGGCTCGGACGTCGTAGACGCAGTCGTACATTTATTTGAATAAAATGGCACGCGATTTTGTTTCGGAATCGCATCATACTTGTCTGCAAAGTATAAAATAAGGTCAGCCGTTTCTCGAACATTGGCGGTTCTGAATACCGAAAAGCCTTTTAAATACATCATACTAAACATGGCACTGTAAAGCGCTTTTTTGGTAACTGGGTTAGAGCCAACTACCTTACTTGTAAACTTTGCCATATCGCCTTCAATAATATAAATAATGTTGTGATTGGAAAGCTCGCAATACTGGTTCATACGGAACGACTGTTCTTTGTAGCGGCCGTCCCGAATGCTGGCTGCAAGGTCTGTAAGTGTTTTCCGTTCAAAAAGAATAACATCGACGTCACCATCAGCCGCACCATCTTCGATTTCACCGCGAAGCGCAACATCACCAATAACCAACCGTTTTTTCAGTAGCGTATGCGATTCATGTTTGCAAACCACGGCCTCTGGAGGCGATTCTACCATGTGTTTTGGTTCATCAACTTCCAGCACGGGTTCGCTGTTCCCGTCATCTATACCATCAAGGTGTATTCCACACTTTCGAGAAGCGGCTTCCATTGTATACTCTGTTAACGTTTTGGGAGGAGTATACTTGAGCTCCTCAAACAAAGCCCGTTCTCGAATGTCAACTACGACGCGCATATATGTAATGTAAATAATACATAACTACTTGTATATTCGTTTTTATACCCATTTATAAATATGTATGTATCCAATCCAATAGCAATGCCGCATCGCATTTCATGTAATCATATGGGAATCCCTTGAGTGCGATAAATTTTGGTTTTTTCATTGCAGGGGTTCGAAAATAAATGTACGCACTACCGAACTTACCGTCGCGAATCGATGCGTACTCATTTATATGCCGTATAATCCCGGGTCCGGAACCTGAACCGGAACCTGAACCGGAACCTGAACCGGAACCTGAACCTGAGTTCGGGCGGCTAGTTGACGCTGACTCTTGTTTCAATTGGTCAACTTGTGCCATACATTTTTTGCAAGCGTCAACCCAGTACGTGTTGCCTTTCGCAATACGGTCCAAAGTTTCCTCCATTTCTCTCGTATAATCATACGCAAACACAGATTCACATTTTGGAAACAGTGCGCTTACTACAGTTTGTCCATGCTGGGTGATTTGAATCTGATTTTTGATATAATGTGTTTTTTTTTTCAACGATGCCGTATGTGTATGTGTGATAGTTCCGTGCGTTGTTATTTTATATGTATGATATACAGGCGTATCTTGTGTCTGCGTGTCGTCTGCGTACGGAATTTCACGAATATATTCTCTCTTTTTTAGCGTATGTACAATGCTTGCAAAGGTCGATGGCCTACCAATTCCCATTTTTTCCAAACGATGAATTAATTTTGCATATGTGTATGGAACAAACGCATTTTTTAAAACCGGATAACACTCAATGCTGTTGTACGGCAGCGAAGACCCCAGTGCAATTGAATGCAAATAGGTAAAATAGTCAGAATCCGACGAGCGTTGCGGGTCGTCACTGTCATCGGTACTATTACTATCATGGTTATCATCATCATCATCATCATGGTGAATGGTATTCCCTACCCCCTTTATATTGTATCGTGTAACACATGCGCGCCAACCCGCCATTTTTTGCCGATATGCGTTATATGTATACGTGTAACTGTCTGAAGTTGAAACCGTTGCTGTTACCTTTTCATAGGTTGCATCACACATGCAGCTCGACACGGCTCGAGTCCAAATCAATGAATACAGCATTTGTTCCGTTTTTCCAAAGCAACTATTGGAATTCGATTCAGGTTCAGGTAGCAGCTTGGTAACAAGAATGTTTACCGGGCGTATTGCTTCATGAGCATGGTCTGACGCGGACGCGGATGTTGATGTGGACGTAGAAGAACCCGCAGTCACCGACAAAGCATATGACGCATTCCAAATGGTTTCAATAAACGCATATGCAGCCGTTTTGAATTCCGCACTAAGACATGTGGAGTCGGTTCTGTGGTAAGTAATATGCCCAGCTTCATACAAGCGCTGCGCTGCATCCATCGTTTCAGTTGGAGTGAGTCCTAACCAAGTGCTGCCGAGTTGTTGTAGCGTGGTCGATTTTAACGGTGGGTGTGGTTTGTAGGACACCAGTTTAGGCTGCGAAAGGTCAAATCGATGAGCGTTTGAAACTTGCACTCGTTTGTCCGAGTCGGTGTAAAAGTGTAAAAAATCATCTACATCATTTTCGGGTTTAAGACGCGTAGTCATTGTAAATGGGATGTTGTACTTGGTAAAATAACCTACACACTTGTACTCAATGTTGTTGGATTTCAGTTCGAGATTACCGTGCATATCATTGTATGCTTCTTGCATGATGCGGAGCGCCGGACTCTGACACCGTCCCGCCGATTGAACGAGTTTCGTTTTTGTTTTTATTTTTGTTGTTTTATTTTCTGGCGGAAGTGGGCTGGTCTTTAACCACGTCCAAAGGAGCGGTGTAACGCCGTAACCGATAATAAAATCAAGAATTTGACGGGTTTGTTGGGCGCGCACAAGGTTCATATTGATTCTTAGTGGCGTTTCCAATGCAGTTCGAATCGCGGCTGGTGTAATTTCTTTGAACACGATACGCGGGGTGGTTTCTACAGATAATCCAAACACTTGACATACATGCCAAGCGATGGATTCACCCTCTCTATCTGCATCAGTTGCCAGAATGACGGTACCGTTGCATTTGGAAAGCGCCGTTTGAATGGACCGAATATGAGCCATTTTTTTGGAAGATTTCGTGTACGGTATGCGTTCCGACGAAAAAATGTCAGGAACGTTTGATAGGTCCGGTTGTATTGCTAGGTCTCGAATATGCCCGCACGTTGCTACGCACATATAGGACGGGCCAAGAATATGTTCAATCGTTTTACATTTGGATGGCGATTCCACAATGACCAATGTTTTATACGGTACAAAAGAGACGCCGCGTGCGTGTGACGGTGACGGTAACATGTTACGATACAAGTTTTACGATACAAGCTTTACGATACTTATATTGTAAAAAATTTGTTTATGCCGTTTTGTTTTATGACTTGAGGTAGTCTAGTGCGTCCAATATAATCCACTCCTGTTCGGTTATTTTTTGAAAGATAAGATTCTCGTCAAAGTTCAAATTAAAAAACAATACTTTTCCATTGCGTACAACTTTACACCGGAGGCATGACTTACATGTCAGTTCATCTTCATCTTCATCTTCAGCATCGTCATTGTCATCATCGTATTCGTATTCATCCGGGTTTGAAACAGGAACATAATCAATGTTGATATTACAAACGTACGCCCCATTCGTTAATGAAATGCGGTCGGGGTACTTTAATGAAATCCATCGAATGTATCGTCCAATTTGTAAATCACTAATATCTTCAATGTACTTGTAGCCAATCAATGTAGCATGCATTGTTTTTAATACGTTGCCTTTTAGCTGTAACTTTTGAAGAATATCATTTTTCTTTTTCTTTATTTCAGAATGAGTAGTTTGCATAATGGATGCATTTCCTTCATTTTCTAAAGCTTTGTCCAAAGCATGAATATTCATGATTGATTAAATTATTTAACTTATGTTAATAATGAAAATTAGGACAATATGAAAATATAAAAAAATAATAATATCACGTCGCTTATCCACTCGACGTTACATTATTCTTGTATTTTAGTTTGGGTTTATTACACTTTGCAAATTGTTTTTAGTTCGATATTTTTATTTTTAATTTGAGGCAGCAGCGGATGGCAACTTTCTGACAATCTTCTTCTTTGACGCGGGCTCATCACTTACACTTGCAACGGGAGCAGGAGAAGGAACGTGTACTGGCTGACTTGCGGTGCGCCGAATCGGAGTTTGGTCTTCCTCATCATCCTCTTGGTCATCATCATCATCATGGGCAGCAGGTTGTTGTACTTGAGCGGGTGCGGGTGCAGGTGCAGGCGCATGCGTAGGAGCCGGTTCACCTGGCAAGTCAATTCCACATGTTCCGCGATAAGACAGCTTGGGCTTGACAATACCTTGAATCAGGTTCCAAGTTACGCCAAACTTTCCGCCTGCAAACCAAATGCCACCGCACTGAATTCCAACTGCGATTTGCGACCCCTTCTGAATGAAGTCGCCTGGCGCGAGTGATGGATTGGTAGGAACCGGAAACATGAGACGACGGTCCATGTCGTACAAATCGATGTTCTTCCACACGCCTTCCCAGCATGGCAGCTTGATTTTGAAGGTGGGAGCGCGACCGTAGTCGATTTCGAGCGAAACCTTGTCCTTGGGATACTTGAGCATTGGAGTAAAGAGTGCATCGGTCGTCTCGGCCGACATCTTGGGCTTGCCGAACCACTCCTTCGAATTGGCGATTGCGTCTTCCTTGATTTTCTGTTCAAAGTCGCGAATGTTGTTGAAGAACTTGCGTGTGGCCTCATCGTATCGGTCCTCGTCTGGAAACTGTAACGACATATCATATGAAATCTTACCTGTTTTCTCATCTACAAACTGATTGACCCCCCACGTGAGCATCATGGGCGAAGAAATCTGGAGCACCGTTCCGCTGTTGGCATTCAAAATCCCGATACTCTTTCCGCCGGACGAGTTCACTTTGGGTTTAGCATATTTGACGCAGGTTGCAGGGTTAAATCCAGCTGGAGACAAAATGTTCTGGCTTGAAGTCGACATTGTTGATTGATATATGCTTTGGGTGTTGTTGTTGTTGTACTACTACTTTCTACCCATTATACGTGTCGCGTCTTTAAATCAATTTTTTTTATTATTCATTTTATCAGACCCTTGATTTGAACATTGTACTTCAATTTAGAAATAATTTAGCATTATCAAAAATAAAATTATTTATTATTATATATTATATTATACATCCTTAACTAATAACGAATGAGAAAACCCATAACGAAACGCCGACCATACAAAAATCGTCGGCGTATTATACGAGGTGGGGGAAATATCGATGATGATGCTAAACAATTAATAGACAATTTAAAAGGCTTAGACCGTCGTTCCATCATCACCTTTTTAGAAAGTATTAAGACGAATCGTAAATTTACTGAGGAGCTTAAAAAGAGAAATGGACAGTTTTACGACAAGTACAAAAGTACTTGTGTATACATGAAAACATTTGAAAATTTTGTCGGTGAAATGATAACCACTACAATTAATACACTTCGTAATGAAGAACAAAGAACAGGACCAACTCAAACAAGTGCCCCCCCTCCAGAAATAACAGAAGATACTATAAGAGGTTTATTACCTGAAAATGCAAATTTAGATGAGTTACTTGACCATTTTATGGACAAATATATTGCAGCTGAAAATAGTCCATGTCTTTCAGTGGACGGAACACAAAAGAAACTTAGTGAGCGAGAGATAAGTAAAAGAGAAATCGGAATTGAGTACTCTAGAAGACTTAGAGAACTAAATAAACAGAAATTACAGAATCAACGTCCAGGCGGCACGCGGCGTAAAAATAAAAAGAGTAAACGAATGCGTCGAAACCAGCGCGGAGGTGAGTTTATTATTATACTGGGGGTGATAGCAGCTGTTGCGATATTGGCTGTGATAGGATATGCGGCTTATAATGAAATTAAAAGTCAGAGGTGAGTTTATTATTATACTGGGGGTGATAGCAGCTGTTGCGATATTGGCTGTGATAGGATATGCGGCTTATAATGAAATTAAAAGTCAGAACACTTTTTAATTTACTTGCTTTTTGAGTAAATGTTGAACCTCCTTGTGCGGAGGTTCTCCTCTTGTTAAAAAAATATCGTTTTTTGGAATACATTCTTATTTTTTTTTAGTGTTGTGAATTCGTATTATTATTTTGTTACATTTTATTTTTATTTGCATATTTATATTTTGTTATGCCGTATTTTTAATGTACTCGCGTTTGTATCCCTCCACGCCACCATGCGTGGCAAAGTATTGAAGATGTCTCATAGTAAAACCATATGACGAACCCGAATGCCCAACTTCCATTGAACGCATAATATGGTTCGTGATAGGATGGTCGGAAAACATGAACCCGCGACCTTCGGGCGGGTCATACGTTGACATAAACTTCCAAACATCGAATTCTTTTGCCTGCATTTCGGGAGAACGTTCAACACGAACAACCGCGCGTATCGCGTCACGCAGCATGTCGGCATTCCAACTGTCTTTGATAAACGATAAATCCATTCCTTTTACTTGTTCCTCGGTACGAGGAAAAGCCGAATAAATGTATTGACTTGCTGCTTGCATGGAAATCTAGTGATTTTTGTTGGTTGTAGTCGAATTCATTTTTTATTAAAAATAAAATCAATTTTTTTCATATTATTTATTATATTATATGAAATAAAATGTCGGAGTGGGGTGGGGGGGTAATTGCGCAAAGTGTTTCAATTTTAGCACCTGTTATAAACTGTGTTCAAATGGCACCTCAAGTGTATAAAACATATTTAACAAAGCGTGTAGATGAATTATCCGGGTACTCGTTAGGAATGTTGTTGGCTACAAGTATATTATGGTTTGTGCACGGATACTTTATCCAAGACCTTTCATTACAAGTATCAGGAATAATAAGTATTTTAATTAACATGATGATGTGCACTATGTTTTACAAGTACAAAAACAAACCCAACATGTAAAAATTGTACATATATAAATGGTATAGATATAAAAAAATACAACAACTCAACAGTAATGCATAAAATATATTAAATTATAAATTATTCATGGCCTGGTTGCTTGTTTTAAATTCTTTATTATTTGTAGCAACCCTTACCGAGTATTTGATTTGTATGAAATATATAAACTTGGAGTATGATTATAAAAATGAGTGGTTCAATGTGCTACTAAGTCTGGTATTCACACCATTTTACAGCTGTTTTTTTATCCATAAATTTTCATGGAGTAAAATAAAGTCGTACGCATCTCGCGAGAAACGCCATTTATTGCTGTACCCAGTAGGTACCGGCATCCTTTACACAATTGAAACCGTTACGGTATTTTTTGCTTTGAACACGATTACACTGAGTTACTACACGATTCTGCGGTCCGGTTTCATTATTTTCAATATTCCGTGGTTCAAATATTTGCTTAAAAAACCTGTAACACGAATTTATGTTGCAAGTTGTGTTTCTCTGGTGATTGCGCAACTCATTTCCACTGCACAATACATTTCAAAGTATAGCGACAGCAACGGCGACAGCAACGGCAACAACCCCGTGGCGGTCGC